CGTACCGATCCCTCTATTCCAAAAACATCGGCAACCTGTTCTTTGCCGGGCGCAACATCTCCTGCTCGCACATGGCGATGAGCTCCACACGCGTCATGGCAACCTGCGCAACGATGGGACAGGCGATCGGAACCGCCGCCGCTCTCGCGGTCCGTCACGATACGGATCCGCGCGGAGTCTGGAAAGAATATACGGAAGAGCTGCGCGACACGCTCATGGAACAGGATCAGTTCATTCCGTTTGCAAAGCGGAAAATCTCCGCGTTGAGTCTCACCGCCAAAGTCTCCGACGAGGCGCTCCGCAACGGCATTGACCGCTCGCTCGGCGAGGAAGACAACGGCGTCCGGGTGAAACTCGGCGACGACTGCCGTTATGAGTTTGCAAAGCCGGAAACGGTCCGCTCGGTCCGAATCGTATTCGACAGTGATTTCTCGGATGTCAAGCGCATGCGCAACATCGAAGGAATCCCGGAAAACGACGCCTTGCGCCGGCTCCCCGCCACGCTCGCCCGTGATTTCCGTGTCGAGGTCCTCTCCGCCGGAAAATGGACTCCGGTCCTGACGGTCAAAGAAAACCGCAAACGCTACCTGCGTCTGGACTTTGCTCCGGTCTCCGCCGAAGCCGTCCGTCTGGTTCCGGAAACCTCCTGGTCCTCCGATGCGGACAGCGTCCACGTTTTCGCATTTGAAGTGGAATAATCCGGAAATCCCCGTTTTCACACCGGGCTTTCGATTCAAAGAAGCCCGGTGTTCAATCTCTCCTCTGACTCATGCCCCTCCGCCACACGGATGATGACGGCGGTCATTCCCTGTATATTTCTGAAAGCGGAAACGATCCGTGACCTCCCGTTCCGGGCATAAAAAAAGCGTCCTGATTGGGACGCTTGAATTCGTAAGTGGAGGCGTGAGTGGGAGTTGAACCCACCAGAACCGGTTTTGCAGACCGTTCTAATCCAGTTAAAAACCCTGTTTTACACTCAATTTGCAGACTTCAATATTCGCAGAAGATTACAAAAAACGGGGAAAAAACGGGGAAACTTTTACAGCTCCGGAAAACCAGTCAAATCCGCCGTTTTGATGCCGTGATAATAGGTGTTCTCCGTCAAGGCGATGGAGGTATGCCCGACAGCCGCCTGTATATCCTCTGTTGCTATCCCGGCATCAGTGGCAATCGTCACGAATGTATGACGCAAAGAATGGAATCCAAGTCCGCGGCGGTACAAGCCGGCATCATGCAGAAGATTCTGGAACAGTTTCGAAACGCTGGCGCGGGATGCGTTGTAGCGTTTCACCATTTCCGGGAAATAATAGCCTGTTCCGGTTTCCGGTGTCAGGCGGTCCAACTCCTCGCGGAGCTTCGGGAAAATCGGAATCGAAACACGTTTCCCCGTCCGGGCGGTTTTCTCCGGAATGATCGAAATATAGCCGTCCGAGCGAATGTCGAATCGGGAGAAGAATATTACATCTTTCAGACGCATGCCGGTGTAGTAGCCAAGAATAACGGCAACCCGCCAGAATGTATTTCCGGTTTTGGAGCAATAGGCGATCAGAGCGGAAATCTCCTCGCGCGTGAACGGGGACTTGTGTTCCACGTTGTTTTTCCTGCGGAGCTTTTCCGTCCACGGATTGTTCAATTCCGGCGATACCTGCCAGATGCTGGAAAGGTCGGAAATGTAATTGTTTACGGTTTGACTTTTCCCGGTTCCAAGGGAATCGAGAAATCTCCGGCAGTCCGAATCCGTCAGCTTCCGGCAGTCCCTGTCCTTCCACCACGCAGCAAATTTCCGGAACCTCTGAAGTTTTGTTGTTTTTGTACTGGCTTTCAATTCCGGATCCGATTGCAGGTACTGTTCCAGAACCGTTTCAGCAAGAACGCCGGGGAACGGAAGGAACTCATCAATCACGGCAAGCGCCTGATTGTAAGCCTGCGCCTCAATCGCAACTGCCATTGATTTGGCGGTGTCACGGTTGATCTCCCCGTGCGCCAAAGCCTTGACGCAGTCAAGCAAAGCTGTTGTCAGAGCCCGTGCCGTCCGTTCCCGCTGAAAAACAGTCTCAAGCCGCGCATGGACTTTCATTGCTTCCCGGCGGTCAGTTTTTTCGGTGTTGATCCACCGCTCCCGGCGGTCGGTAGAAAACACTGCGTAATACTTTTTCCCACGTTTTTTCAGCATAACTCACACCTTGCAGTTCGTTTTGTTCAGATACCATTCCGCTCATAAATCGGAATGGCGACGGGATCATTCATCAACAGCGGCGGATGCGTGTTCCTGAATTGCCAATGATTGCCGGTATTCTTTTGCCTCCGCGAGCTTTGTGAACTCAACATCCGCTTTATATTTTTTCGCGATAGCTTCAACTTCATCAAGGTCGACGCGGAAAAATTCTTTTCTGGAATTGATTTTGTTCAACCTGCGGCTTTCAAATTCGCGGTGCATTCTGTTCTCAAGCTCCGGCGCATTTTCGCTCCATATCATAGCATGAACATCGAAACTGAACGGAACAGAAGCGTCTCCCAATTCGTCGATGCGTTCTTGTGGTTCAAGCCGACGGGTCATTCCAATCTTGTAAACATTTTCTCCGAATGATCCGATGTTGGAGATCACATAGACATAGCCGGCTTTTGTTTTCTGCGCTTCGCTGATTTTCCGTTCCTTCTCCTTGACATCGTCAAGCTGCTGACGCAGAAGCGCGATTTGCGCGTTCATCCGTTCGAGTTCTTCTCCTTGTGCCCGCTCCGCCTGCGCTACAGCGCGCCGGAGCAACTCTTCAAATTTATCCTGTTCCTTTTTCGCTTCCGCTTTTGCGCGCTCCATTTCGCGTTCCGCCCGGATTTCCTCACGCATGATCTCATTGATCCTGCGCTGTTCTTCCGCCGCCTGCTGCTTCTTCTCGGCGTATTCGTAAGACAGCCGGAGTTCATCAATTTTCAGCCGGATCAGCTTCTTCGGGATGTTCCAGGTATCCGGCACAACTTTTTGTGCCATATCATTAATATCTTTACCGGATTTTTCAATTCGTGATTCGTACTGGACAATATTTTTGTATGTAACATTCGTAATACATAAATCACATTGAGCATTGAATGCGGCAAGCATCAGTTTTTTCAATGCGTTCCGCTGTCTTTTCGTTCCGGAACCGACATGCGAATCATCCAGAACGCCGTCCGCTTGCAGGAAGTCTTTCTGCGCCGCGCGGTTTTCCTTGATCGCGCGTTCGAAATCGACAGGCTTGTCGAATGAGTAATGCGGTTCGTAAAACGCGACCTCCGATATAGCGTTAGCTTCCATCACAGCGGCAAGCTGCTGCCGGATCAGCGTAATTTCTTCTTCAGTATTTAGGAGAAGATTTTTCCGGCCGGCTATTTTCCGGTTAAGTTCGATAATGCTTCCGTTCAGCTTTTCAATATCGCTCTCCAGTTCTTCCCGCTTTTTCGCGTACTTGCTTTTTGTACGGGTTGCCACAAGTCCACACCAGCTGAAAAATGAGGAAAAGACGTTGGCGATGCCAGAAGAAACTTTTTTACCGCCGGAGAGTGGAGCCACAACTTTGAACTTTTTGCCGCAGTTTGTACAAGATACGCAAAAATCTTTTTCCGGGGTGTCAAGCTCGTAATGTTGACCGCAATGTGGACAAGAGATTTTCATCTTCTAACTCCTTTTAGAATTTTTGATAATGAACTGGACTCTGATTTCATCCAATTTTTTTCTCTGCTCGTTCCGAGAGTGCCGCCGCAAGCCCCGCGACTTGCGCCCGTTCCTCTGTCGGTAATTTTTCCCATACCTCAAGAACCACCTGCAAAAAGCGGTCAACAGGAGGTTCTGCCGGACAATGGGAAAGTGCGCAATGTGTTAGACTGTTTTTAGACGGTGATTCTCGTTCATCCGGCTCCAATAACACAAGCATTGCTGCCCGCGCGTGCTTGCTAATAGATTTACCTTTTTTCCAATTGAAATAAGACGCTCTCTTTGCTCCAATAAGAGCTACAGCCTGTTCTACCGTCAATCCCTTATCTTTAGCGTATAATTCAAATTTCTCGAAGAGTTCCTTGTCAGTCATCGTACCACCTTGTGTTTATTATACCGTATATCATTTTTCCTAAAAGTTCAAGTAGAGTTTAAGAAAAAATCAATAAAAATTAAAAAAAGACTGCCTTGATACTTGAAATATACCTTTAATAGACTATATTTAGACTAACAACAGTCTAACGGAGGTTCACATGAAAGAACAGAATAATTTTTTCCAGCCAGTCGTTCTTGACGAGAACGGTTCTCTGAAACAGCGGTTTAACGAATTAAAAAAAAGAACCAGGATCGAAAAACGCGCTCTTTCTGCAAAAATTTTCGAAATAGGACTTGCTCGGCTCGAAAAGACCATACAACCTGTTTTTAATCGGCAGAGGTGAATTATGAACGGATCACCCGACAATCAGGAAAACCGCTTCGTGAAGTTTCTGGGCAGCAGAAACTCTATCACCGTGTCCGGCAAGCTCTACGGCATCGGTGATGAGGATCGAGATGCGCTCCCCTTTTCTTTTCCCGAATCGTTTCTGGTAAACGGCAAAACTGATTGCCGCGTAGTAGACCTTTTCCCTAGGTTTTTCGTCGTGGATCACCGCTTCGATAGCGACTTTGAGAATATCTATGCAGATCTTTTGCGTAACATGGAACGGTTCGGGGCGGCGGGTGAGCCACCATTTCAGGAACACCGCAAAAACCGAAACGCCGGATCCTACGATTGCCCCGCAGAACCACGCAAATGCTTCTGGTTTGAGAGTCAACGTGCCAAAAACGAATTCGATACTCATGAGTTCTTCTCCGATCATGCTGGATGTTTTTTAGTGCTGGCGTTGATTCTGATATTGCTCGGAACCATCGGCCCGTTCCTGATAAAATAACATTTACAATAACACAAAAAAAATTAAAATCAAATAGGAGGATTGAGCAATGAGCACATCAGACCATCTCGCGGTTGTGCCGCGGGGGTACAAGAAGATCGTGGACGTTTGCGGTCTCCGCTGGCCGCGTTCAATGCCGGTCGTCGCGGCGGCGGCATATCTCGGCTTGACAGAGTTCCGTTTCCGTCAGGAGCCGGAGTTGGCTAAACTGATCCAGACGGCGTTCGGCGCGGAAGTCGTCGACCGCTTCGAACTGGACGAAATGCAGGACAGAATCACGGAAGCCCACAGAAAAGCAAGAAAACGACAAAACTGAAAGGACTGGATCATGGAATTTACAATAAAAGAAGAAAAAAAACTTACCGCAGAGCAGAGAACCCGAATTGCAGAAGACATCGTCCGTATCCTTGAACGGGACGGACTTCCGAAAGAGGAGCAGATCACAATTCTCGCTACGGCTCTGACAGCGATTGACGTGAAAATGATAATCGAGCGACGTCCCATGTTTTTTTAATAATCGTCCGGCGGGCGACTTTTAAATTAATATCGCAATTCATTTTTTCAAACAAAAAGAAAACAGAAAGGCAAGATCATGAACCGGAAACAGAAATCGGCATTGACTTTTATTTTCTGCATTTTCCTGTTCGGCGCGGCGGTCGGCTACATCGCCGGATTATGGCAGCAGATCATCGCGCAGGAAACAAGAATTCAACACCAGATGGAGGAATGATGAACAGCGAAACACGGATCATCCCGGCGGATCGGCACTGCGTTTCCTGCGTCCACTGGACCGGGGTCCTCTGCCGAATCTTCCGCAAGCAAAAAGAGGGAACCGGGCAATGTTCCAACCGCAATATCCGGTACGAACAGCACCCGGCATTCCTGGTAAGAAAGAAAAGTTTTGAGTAAAAGGAGAAAAAAAATGGAAAACGCATTGACAATCCGGGCAAAATATCTGCCCGCCAACACCGCGGCTCTGCAAGCCGTAACGGAACACACTCAGGCAGTCTATGAGCTTGTCAGATCCGGCGACAACTCGCCGCTTACCGCCATCGCGACCGCGAACGCCCTGCAAGCTCTGCGCGAGGCTCTCACGCCGGAGGTCCTGCACAACCTCCGGAAGTTGCAGGGCTCCCCGCTCGGATTCCTTACCGACCGCGACAAAGGCGAAAAACTCGATCGCGGAAAATATGCGCCGGGCAGCGCTTACGATGACGCAACGCTCGCCGACGTTGTCATATTCGCCGCATCCAAAGGAGCGCGGATGACCGGCAACGAGGTGAACATCATCAAAGGCAAAGGCTATCTCACCAAGAACTACTACGCCCGGCTTAATGATGATACAATCGGCCGGAACTGCTGGTGGTGTCTGCCGGATATTCCGCAGATGCAGACGGGCGGCGCAATCTGCTCCGGGAAGGTATGGTGGAAAGACGATGCCGGAGAACACGTCCAATCGCTGAAGATTCTTATCCGCGGCTATCCGGACAGCACGACCGATTTTTATGTCGGGAAGTGGGAGGCAAGGGCCCGGAGATTCATTTACGAACGATCTACCGGCAACCCGGCTCCGGAAAACGACGGCGAACTGCCGGAAGAGGTCATCGACACCACGGCTGAGGAGGTCAAGGCGGAGATGTCGGAAGCCATGGCCGAAACACCGATCACCAAGGAAGAGGCGACCGAACTGCTTATGGAAGCGCGCAGCAAAGGCCTGAACAAAGAAGAGCTCGGCTATCTCGTATGGTCGAAATTCGGATGTCAGAATTCGGCGGAGATCCGCCGGGGCGATCTTGCCGCGATCCGGAAAGCGATCCGCGCCGCCATTCCCGGACAGGTCATCAAGGAGGGCGCGGAATGAGCTCGTACCGATTCACATCCTCACAGATCGAGTACCTGAAGAGCAAGCGATGCCCGGCGACGGACATCCTGAAAACTGCCGTTATGAGGTATCGGGCGGGGGATTTCGTGATACGAAAGCCGCGCGGACGGAAAAAATGTGAATCCGTATTACAAACCGTTCCGATCCGGAACCGGTTTGCCGGGATCAATGATGAATTGATGCGCCTGATTCTCGATGCGCACCGGACTACGCCGAACAGACGGCTGGAACAACGTCTGGAACGCGCGGAGAATGCCGTAAAGCTCCTGACCGCTCAAACGGTCAGGGAAAGGCACGCGGCGCTTGCACGGGCTTCCGGAGGGTGTTGAAATGGGAGCCGGCTGGGTCAAGATATTCCGGAAAATCATGGATGCGGACTGGTATCAGTCCCGTCCATACGACAAGGCTCATGCGTGGCTTGATCTGCTTCTTTCCGCAACTTTTTCGGAGAAGGAAATCATCCGTCGCGGTCGGAAGATCATACTCAAACCGGGCATGATCGCCGCCGGAATGGAAGAGCTCGCGGCGCGCTGGGGATGGAGCCGCGCAAAGGTCGTCCGTTATATTCACTCGCTTGAAATGCTCGGTCAGATCTGCGCCCGGAAAAGCAACATCGGAACGATTCTGATCATCCGGAATTGGGAAGCCTATCAGAGCGCCGAAAACGACCGGACAGCAAACGGTACAGCGGAACGGACGCAGAATGATACAGCGGAACGGACACCGGAAAACGATGTTTTTTGTGGCGGAAATCCGGCTGATCCGATCAGGGACGATACAGCGGAACGGACAGCAGACGATACAGCGAACCGGACAGCAAACGGTACAGCCGTGGGGGGGATTATAGGGGGGGAAGAAGAAAAGAAGAAAAGAAATAAAGAGAGAGATAATATTATCGCGGGCGCGTTGCCGGAGGAAGTCGGAAGACTTTTCGCCGACTGGATCACCTGCTGGGAGACCTTCCACGGAGCCGGACGCAAGATGCGCAAGGATCAGCGCGAGCTTCATCTTGCCGATCTGCTCCGCATTCCGGCGGTACGCCGGGGCGACTGTCTCCGCGCCGCGATCAAGGGCGCATGGAAAAATATCCACGACATTGCAGAGACCAAAAGAACAAGGAGCGGGAAAAATGACATTGATTCAAGACGCGTTGCAGGCGCAGAAGCTTTCGATCCGGGGAAAAACGGGAGCAACTTCTGAAATGAAAATGAATGCGAAATGGCAGGATATTCTTCCGGACGTTTCCGCCGATCTCGCGGAAGCCGGAGTCGTTCAGCCGTCCATTCGGACTCTTGCGGCAATCGCCGCCAAAGTCCACACGGGCGAATCGGCCGGAGGGAAAGGACTGCTTCTGATGGGGACAACCGGAACAGGGAAAACGTTTCTGCTCCGGGCATTATCCAGGTTGTTCGACATTCCGTTCGCAACCGCCAGAGACATTGCGGATGCCGTGGCGGACGAACGGGCATATCGTGAACTGATGCGTCTCAACATTCCTCGTTGGAGCGAAATTCCGAAACATTGGAATGACCTTATCATTGACGACCTCGGCGCGGAATGCCGGAGCGTTACTGTCTACGGCCGGACCTATTACCCTGGTGAGAGCATGATCTTCGACCGGGCAATCGCGTTTGAACGCGGATTCAAAACGCACTTCTCAACGAACCTCACAGAAGCGGAATTGAAGGAGAGGTACGGTGATCGCTGTTGGAGCCGGATGTCCATGATGTGCGTACCTGTCACTATCGTTGGTCCAGACCGCAGACAGACAGCAAGGGAGGCTTGGACATGAGCGTTTCCTGTCTTTTCTGCGGGAAGCCGATCCCGCAGAGTAAATGCGCCAAGGCGCTGTACTGCTCCGGCTATTGCCGACAGAAAGCACAGAGAATCCGTGATGAACAACGGCAGCCGGCGAAAAAATGCGTGATCTGCGGAAAAGAATTCCGTGCGAAGTCCGGAAATAAAAATCAAAAGACCTGTTCGTATGTCTGCGGGCGGGAATTCATGAAGCGAAACATTGCGAACCGAAAAGTCCGCAACGATGTGCCGGAAGCGGTTATCAGTTGGTCGGAAGTCTTCCGGACCGCCGAAAAGTATCACCCGGAGCGTTTTGCGGCGCTTCATTTGGACCGTCCGGAATTTCAGCAGGAGGTCATTCAGCGTTTCACCGCGGAATTGATCTCGTGGGAGAAGACCGATAGATACGCGTGGTTTTACAACCACGTCCTTTATCCCGACGACACTCTTGCCGAGACGATCGGCGATGGTTTGCTGATGATTCACGCGGTTCGCTCCGCGAATGAAGCGGATTTTATCGGAAATGGCGCGAAAATGAAAATACCCAGATAAAAAAGGAAGAATCATGAGAAAATATCAGATAAATTTTTTGGATCCCGATAAAAAGCCTCTTATTATTGAAGCGGAGAGCTTTAAGGAGGCCGTAGAGAAGGCTGTAGAAGAAAAAGCAGACCTTTCCGCGGCCAACCTGAGAGGGGCAGACTTTTACGGGGCAGACCTTTCCGGGAGCAACCTGAGAGGGACAGACCTTTACGCGGCCGACCTGAGAGGGACCAACCTTGATTATTCTGTATGGCCGCTTTGGTGTGGTTCACTTGATGTGAAGATTGACAAGAGAATCTTCTGTCAACTGCTGTACCACGCATTGAGAGCAGGCGCGAGCGTTGAAGATGAAGAAGTTCAGGCGCTGCGGAACAATCCGGATGTATTGAAATTGGCTAATCAGTTCCATCGAGCGGAAGAATGCGGAAAGTTGGAACCGAGGCAAGGCGAGGTGAAGAAATGAAGAAAATTCTTGATGCTTGTTGCGGAAGTCGGATGTTCTGGTTCGACCGTAAAAATCCTGATACCATTTTTATGGATTCCCGCGCACTTGAAACAGAGCTGTGCGACGGTCGGAAATTGGTAATCAAGCCTGATGTGATTGGCGATTTCCGCGACATGCCATTTGCGGATGAATCATTCAGGATGGTGGTGTTCGATCCGCCGCATTTAATACAGGCGGGTGAAAAGTCATGGCTTGCACAAAAATACGGCAAATTGAACCGGAATACATGGAAAGATGATCTGCGGAAAGGATTCAGTGAGTGTTTCAGAGTGCTGGAGTCGGGTGGGTTCCTGATCTTCAAGTGGAACGAAACTCAAGTTCGGATCAACGAAGTCGTGAAGTTGGCTCCAGTTCAGCCGCTGTTCGGTCAGCGCGGTAAAAAAACGCATTGGCTCGTGTTTATGAAAGGTGATGTAAAATGAAAGAAGAAGAGAACGCAATGGCGCGGATTGCCGAGCTGAAGGAAGCGCTGGAGAATGTGAGATCTATTCTGAATAGAATCAGATGTCAGGCGGTAATCTGTGCGGATGAATGCGAATGCGGACCGGATGCAACCAGTTTCCGGCTTATCAAGAACGATGCCGAGGAAGCGGTGAGAATCTGTAAGAATGCCGTAAGAGGATTGTAAGAGGATTGTAAGAATGAGTGATGAAGAAAAAAAACGGGTTTCCGAACTGGAAGCCGAAAACATGCGTCTGCGGAAAGCTCTGCAAGAGATTGCAGGATTTGCGAACGAAGAACATTTGAAAAGGGGTCCCTCTCCGTCATGTTTGCCATTTATGACGATCAGGAATCATGCAGAAAAAGCATTGAAAGGGGATGAAAATGAGTGAGCCAAAATTTACGCCGGGACCGTGGATGGTTGGAAAAAGCATATATCAAGGTAAGGCGAGAGTTTACGCCGAGAAGGGCGGGCGAATTGCGGATGTTTTTGCATACGAGGAAGACCAAGTACATGCCAACGCCGTGCTGATCGCCGTCGCTCCGGAGATGCATGAGGAGTTGAATAATATTTGCCTGATGTGTCAACGCGGCGAAATTGAGGTGGAATATACGTCACATCGTTTTCACGGCGATTGTAAAAATTGCCAAATTGGAAAAATATTGAAAAAGGTAGGATGAGAGATGAACGAGAACGAATTTGAATTAAACGGTAAGATGTATGTTGCCGTGGACACTACCGGCACATGCGAGGGATGCGCATTTGAGGGGGACAAAACCGGTTGTGACAGTACGCCCTCATGCTCTCCAAGGCGTTCTGATGGGCGGAACGTCATTTACGTCGAAATACCAAAACCGGAACCGAAAACCAACGGCGACCGAATCAGGGGAATGAGTAATGAGGAGTTGGCTAAATTTATAGCCGACCTCACAAAATGCCATAGTAAAATTTGGCTTGACTGGCTGAACCGCCCGGCGGAAGAAGAAAGCGGTGGAAAATGAACAACCTATATTTTCCGGGGATGGAACCGGATCATGATGTTCGGGATCAGCTCCTATTCATAGGTGGAATACTTGATCTCCGGCAATTCGACAAAATTCTTATTTCCGTCTCCGGCGGAAAGGACAGTCACGCGATGTTGTGGCTGGTTCGCGATCTGGCCGATAGACAGGGAGTGCCGCGCGACCGTCTGCTATGACATGGGATGCCAGCGGCTCGGCTGTGCAGGGTGCATTTTCAGCACGGATCACGAACTTCGTATCGAAATGCGGGAAAATCCGCACATTTACGAAGCGCTTGATCGTCTGGAAGTTGAATCTGGTTGCACGATGAGCATGTCGGGAAAGAGAATCAGGGATAGAATAAAATAAGGAAGAGAGGAGAAATGAAAATTGCTCTCGTTAACGTGGACGGGCACAATTTCCCGAATCTTGCGCTGATAAATACTATTTAACAAACAGGAGGAAAAGATGCAGATTAAATTCAAGAAACTTTGTCCGGAAGCCGTGATTCCGAAGCGTGGAACACCGGGAAGCGCTGGTTTTGATCTGACTGCAACATACATCCGTAAAGATTGCGGAGAGGATTTTTTGTATCGGTATTTTACCGGTATTGCCGTTGAGATACCACCCGGCTATGTCGGTTTGATATTTCCACGTTCCAGCATTTTCCGAACCGGCATGCTTCTGACAAACGGCGTAGGGGTAATAGATAGCGATTACAGGGGAGAAATACAAGTTGTTTTTGCAGGACCAAAACCAACGTACAAGGTAGGGGATCGGATTTGTCAGCTTGTCATTGTTCCTATTCCGGATGTGGAATATGTCGAGGTTGAAGAGCTTTCCGAAACGGAGCGCGGAACCAGAGACTATGGGAGTACGGGAAAATGAGAACTATAACCGTGTTATCTGTTCGCCAGCCGTGGGCGTGGCTGTTATGCGAGGGGCTGAAAGATGTGGAGAACCGAAACTGGAGGACCAATTACCGGGGAGAACTCTTCATTCACGCCGGAAAATCCTTTGATTGGAACGCGTTTAGGTTGTTGAGTCGAGCAGTCCCTACACGCTTCGCGGGACTGAAAGCCGTGGAACACTTCGGCATCCATTTCGGCAAATCGGAACGAGAATCCGTAATCACCGCACACAAAGATGAGTTCGGCGCGATTGTCGGCATGGTTGATCTGATTGATTGCGGCAGAAGCCAATCCGTATGGGCACAGCAGGGAGTCAAATATCACTGGACAGTTCGGAGCGGACAGCACAACATTATCCCGATCCCCATGCGCGGGCAGCTCGGATTGTTCCAAGTTCAAGTAAAGGGAGAAGAAAATGACATGTTTTGAGTTAGAGTACTCAATGGATTGTTCGGTAAATTGTATTTGTAATAAGTGCAATACTGAGCTCGATATTCAAAGTGTTGAGGCGTCGTTCAATGGTGATATTGCCGTTCGCGTTGAGCCATGCACGAGATGCAATAGTATCGAAATCGACACACAGAGTGAATTTTTTAAGGATTTGCTTGAATATGCCGAAAAGGAATTCGGTCGCGAAGCTGCGCTCCGCATTGAATTGTTCGGATTGACCTATCATCCAACAAAAAAAGGATAATACAGAGGAAGTGTAATGCCGCCCTTGAAAAACGGGGGGCATTACATTACTGATGCAAAAGGACTCTAAGTATGCAGCAGCCTTTTTTATCATTTCAGTTTGATATGTGATTTTTTAATTCTATGTTATTTTAACGGAGGTAATCAATGGAAGTAAAATGTCTTAACGGCATATTCGGCGAATACACAGAACAATGCCCGGAAAAATGTGAATGGCGGGAATCTTGCCGAATATTTAGCTCCTCCAATCCGGAAAAAGACCGAAAACTATCCCATTCCGTAAGTTATGACGAGACGGAAAATATTATTCACGAGAAACAGAGAAATTCCGATTCTGGCGAGTTTGAACAGTTTACTTCAATGTTGACTTACCTATTATCTCTAGATGATAATACATTCGCATTCGTTTGTGATATAATCGAGTATCCAGGTATTCAGCAGGCTGAACTTGCCAGACGAAGAGGCGTTTCTCGACAACGAATAAATACCGCATTGCTTCATTCTTGCCGACGCCACCCGGAGTTGATTCCACTGTTCAGGCTTTGTGTTGGACGAAGGACAATGCAGCGCAATCGTTATGCGCGAAAAGCCTCTGCGGCTCTTGAATTAACACCAAATCTACCGGGAATTGAGTCTGACGGGGCGGGTGAAAATCTCAAAACGGAAACGCCGATAGACCGTCCCCCGAACTCTTTTACGCACAAAGGCAGGGAATAGAAAAATGCAATGGCACAAATCGAACAACGTTCTCGCTTCGCTCCGCTCGTCTGCGCGATGGCAGAATCTCCGATCAACGGTTCTCACGCAGCAGGACGGACTCTGCAAACTTTGCGGCGGACTGGCTTCCGAAGTTCATCACATCGAGCTTGCAACTCCGGATAATTTTTTCCGTCGGGAAAATCTGGTCGGGCTTTGTTGCGAATGCCACCAAAAAGTCCACACTGCATATCGCGCTGGCATAACATGGGAGTTATTGAATGGCAGGGGTTAAAGGCAGATCCGGCGGAAACGGCAGAAAGTCGATCGCCGAACACATAGCGAACGGTACTTACCGGAAGGACCGTCACGGCTCTCTCGCGGTAATGCAGCCGGCTTCCGCACAATCTCTGCGGATGCTTGCTCTGAATTCGGACGAGAAAGAAACGCTGAACTATCTGCGGCAGATTATCCCGAATATTCAGCCGTCGATGGCTGTTCACCTCTCGTTACTTGCGCATGACCTGACCTTGTATATGCAGGCGCATGCGGCTGTTCTTGAATCCGGAATATACGCGGAGGACTGGAAGGGAAACCGCGTGTTATCCCCTGCATTTCGCGCTAGGGAACGGCTTATCCGTCAAGTCCGAACTGACCTCGTGTCGTTCTCTCTCTCCTCTTATCAGCAAGCCGTGCTGATGGACAAGATCACAAGTGCTACCAGCCGGATCGCGAAACCGAAACCGGGAGCATCCCTTGAATGAGAATATCCAAAAAAGCGCGGGAGTTCTGGCATTCTCCTCTTGCCGGATTTGATTTTTGGCGGGATGCCGGAACCGCCAAATTCTATCCGCGTCTTGCAGATTGGGCGATCAACTTTTTTGAGCGGGAACTGACCCTGACGAATGGCGAATGGCGGGGACTGCCGTTCTTGCTTCAACCATGGCAGAAACAGCTTGTCGGTCATCTGTTCGGATGGTTGCGCCCGGACGGAACGCGGCGTTTCCGGAAACTGTTCCTGTACGTTCCGCGTAAAAATGGGAAAACCGAACTGGCCGCAGGTCTCGGACTTATATTTTTCGTTGCCGACAACGAACCTGGCGCGGAGGTCTATAACGGCGCACTTACGATCACACAGGCGAAAATACTGCGGAACAAAATCCGGACGATGATCCGGAGCAACCCATATCTATCGGAACGGCTCTCTGTTCCAAAAGGACAGCACAACACAACGATCAGCGATCCGGACACAGAGTCTATTCTCCAAGTTCTCGCCGCGAATGAAGAATCAACGCAAGGCTTCAACGCGCATTGCGCCATTGTTGACGAGCTTCACACGCTGCCGGACGGCGGTTTCCCCGGCGCTCTCGCCGAGTCGATGGGAACCAGACGGCAGCCGATGATGATCGAGATCACAACAGCCGCAGATGCCGGGGACAACTACTGTAATCAGGAACTTGATTACGCGGAACAGGTGCGGGATGGCCGGGTTTCCGATCCGGAGCTGATGCCGATCATTTTCCGCGCCACGGATAAAGATGACCCGTCTGATCCGGCAGTCTGGCGGAAGTGCAATCCGTCTATCGGAATAACGATCAAGGAGAGTTTCTACCATCAGCAGTATAAGCGGATGAGCAAAACCGCCATCGGTCTGGCGAGATTCAAAAAATACTTTCTCAATCTGCCGACTCTTCAGAATAAGGCATGGATCGACGTCGAATTCTGGAACGCCTGCAAAGCGGATTTCCCGCTTTCCGAAATGGAAAACAAACGTTGCTATATGGCAATAGACAGATCCAATGTTTCCGACATTTCCGCGATCGGTCTGTTTTTCCCGGATGAGATGGCATATCATTGTGAATTCATCGTTCCACGCGAAACGGCGGAGAACAACATTGCTTATTCGCAGTGGGCGAAAAGCGGGCTGATTCGGATTTCCGAATTTTCCGCGATCCGTGATGATGAACTGTTCGAGCTCGCCGCGGATCTGAAGCAGCGTTATAATGTCGTCGGGATGCTGTATGACCCGTGGAGGATGGCAAGTCTAGCCGAATGGATCAGCAGACGTCCAATGCGTCCGGGCTACGATGACGGCAAGGACCCGCACGGGTTCGGACTCGGCATTCCGTCCGTTCCGGTCGCGCAATCGTACAAGGAACTCTCCGGCATTGTTTCCGCCGTTGAAATCGCGGTGAAAAATAAAACGCTCCGCCATTTCGGTAACCCTGTTCTCCAATGGATGATCCAGAACGCTCGAACAGAAAGCGATTCAAAGGAAAACGTGAAGATCGTCAAAGAATCCAAAGGATCGCCAAAAAAGATTGACGGAGTGATAACGCTTCTGATGGCATATAAGCCGGTGATCGTTAAGGACCTGTTCCCAGTTTCCGTGTATGAAACTCTCGGTGGATTGCGTGAATAGCGCGGAGTGTTGACATTTTGCTGATTCTGAAAGGAAAAGGCAAATGAAAATACTGAAGAAAATAAAAAATATCTTTACGCCGAAAGCGCAAAGCCTTACGGAGATCGACAATCTGGAAGCGTACTTCCGCGATGCCGGAGTCTCGGCGACTTCTGCGCAATCCTGCTCCACCGTTTATGCTTGTATCCGCGTGCTTGCAGATTCGATTGCTTCTCTTCCATGCAAGTTGATGGTCAAAGACGGCGATACGATCAGGGAAGACACTGCCAATAATCTGTTCTGGCTTCTGAATCAGGAGCCAATGCCGGGAATTACAGCCGCGACATATTGGCGCTTCAATATCAAATCTCTGCTGACTGCCGGCTTCTTCCTGTCTCTCGCGGTTCGTGCAGGCAATGGTAAAATTACCCGCCTGATTCCCGTCCATCCATCACGGGTATCGCAAATTGAGCTTCTTCCCTCCGGAGAATTCAGCTTTACCGTCATCAATCGCGCGGGTGCGATTCTGAATAAGACATCAAGGGATGTCCTGTTTGTTCCTTACGATCTCGCGGGTCCTGACTTCGACCGTCCGGTAAGCCCTCTTGACTGCCTGATCGACGAACTCAAAACGCTGAAAACCTCGCAGACGTTTCTGTCAAAACTACTCGCGAACAACGCCCGCCCGAACGGATACTGGACCAAAACAAACGGAACAATAGCATCCGACGAGGTCTACAGGAGACTCAAAGAACAGCTGAGCGAAATCATTCTCGGCAACGGCGCAACCCGGACACCTCTTGTTGAGGATGGCCTTGAATTCCGAGAGACAACGCAGAGCAATACCGACTTGCAGCTGCTGGAACTGATGCGCTTTTCAACGGAACAAGTCGCCGGAGTCTTCGGTGTACCGCTTCACATGATCGGCGATATTCGGCAGGCGAAAGGCTGGTCGACCAACGAACAGCAGGAGCGCGAATTCGTAACGACTTCACTGATTCCGATCACGAACAGAATCGAAAAAGCGATTATCTCAGCGTTCATCCCGGAGACACACTGGGGGCGGCAATTCCCGAAGTTCAATTATAAAGGCCGGTTGCGCGGCGACATCAATACGCAGGCAAATTTCTACCAGAAAATGAATCAGATCGGCGTTATGTCGATCAACGAAATCCGCGCACTGGAAGATATGAATCCGATTGAAGGAGGGAATATTCACCTCGTGCCGATGAATTACCGTGAACTCAATGAGAAAGGAGATGGCAATGGACAATAATATGTTAAAACTTCTAAGCATGAAAACAGCAAAATGGTTTAACCTTGAGAGCGGAGAATCGGAAGAATCCGCAACGCTTCATCTGTATGGCGTAATTGGCGGAGACTGGTTCGATGAGGGAGTCAACGCGGAAGATATTTCCCGATGGCTTGAAAAATTGTCCGCAAAAACGCTGAATGTCAAAATCAATTCGCCGGGTGGCTCCGTCTGGGATGGCTGGGCAATCTTCAATTCAATTCGGGCTTGGAAATTCGGCGGAATGAACCGTGAAATCGTTGTCCATATTGACGGCTGCGCCGGTTCCATAGCATCGCTGATCGCAATGGCCGGAGACCGCATTGTAATGCCGGTCGCATCGCAGATTTTTGTGCACAATCCGTGGATGTTTGCGTCCGGGAACGCAAAACAATTCGAGAATATTGCACAGGAACTGCGAGAGATGGAAACAACGTTGTGCCGCGTCTACATGGAGCGGACAGGTCAGGATGAATCCACGATAAAAGAACTGATGAATGGCGCTGTCGACGGAACATTTCTTTCTGCGGAACGTGCGCTTGAGCTCGGATTCTGCACGGAGATTGAGAATAATATCAAGGCTGCCGCCTGCGGCGGAATTGAGATTCTCAGCAAGATCGCCGGAAGTGTTGACACCGCGCGTATTGATGCACAGAACATTGTGAATGCAATATATCGGAACACCAAAATTCTAACAACGAAAGGGTAAGTTATGGCTGACTCCGAAATCATGAAAGCTCTTGACGCGCAGCGCGAAGCGTTCGCCGCGTTTCAGGAGGCGGTAAAAACTGAAAACAAAGAGGCGGCGGCAAAAGCCGAAAACGCCTACAACGAAGCCAAAGACCTGGCAAACAGGCTTCAGACAAGCATTGATGCTCAGAACAAGCGTCTTGAGCGAATCGAGACCGACCTTGCCACGGCAGCCGCTCTCGGCAACAAATCCGATGCTGCCCAGCTGACCCCGAAACAGCAGGAGTATCAAGCCGCATTTGCTTCCGCCCTGCGCGGGAATTTCTCCAAAGACCGGATGTTCTCGCTCGGACAGGAAGCCTATGGCGCACTCGTCGAAAAAGATAACGCCTCCGGTGGATTTCTTGTGACTCCGCAGCTCTCCTCCCGGATTATCGGCGGCCTTGCCGTTTATAATCCGATGCGAAACGTCGCAACCGTCGAGAACATCTCCAGTCCTGCGCTTGAAATCATTGCCGATCCGGAAGACATGGATGCCGACTGGATGGACGAGACAACCTCCGACAACGAAAAGACATACGGAAAGTTCTACAAGCACGAGATCCCGACGAATTTCCTGCGTGTCCGCGCACGGATTTCCCGCGCTCTGCTCGCTGATACCGCTTATGACCTTGAGGGCAGACTGGTCGCCAAGGTCACAAAGGCGTTTGCCAGGAAAGAGCGCGACGCGCATATTTCCGGCGACGGCGTGAAAAAACCGAAAGGTCTCTTCACGGTCGGTCCTTCCGCCTACGATGGAACAGAAGTCGCGTATGGCGTGTGGGAATACCTCGCCTCCGGCAATGCATCGACAATGGGAACGAACCTCGATGCGTTCCTTGACCTGATCGACGCGGTTCCGTCGGAATACCGGGCGAATGCAAAGTGGATGATGCGCCGTGCAACGTTTACCGCACTCAAAAAACTCAAAAAGAGCTCCACGTTCGATGGGTATCTGCTTTGGGAACCGAGTTTCCAGCCGGGAGTGCCGGACAAATTCCTCGGCTATCCGATGATCGAAAATGAATCGTGTCCGGCCGTTGCGGCGAACAGCCTGCCGATTGCGTTCGGCGACTTTGCGGAAGGCTACACCATTGCCGACCGCGAGGGAATGTTCACCATCATCGACACTATCACCGATGACCGGTTCATCATCTACAAGTTTTTCCGCCGGACCGGAGCCGGTCCCGTGGATTCCCGCGCGATCAAGTTCCTCAAGGTCGCGGCAAACTGATAAGGAGGTACAAAATGAAAGAGATTTACAACGTTGTCAGAACTGATGTTGTCGCGGCTCCGCAGACCACGACAACGGCCGCTGTGACCGGAGAAATCACCTTGAACGGAGACTTTGATGCGCTGACCGTCGCCGTGGCATACGGAACGGGCGGCACACTTGAGATCAAGGTTGAAGAATACAACGGAACGGAGTATGTCGCAGCCGATCCGATGAACATCATCGGTGCAACTCCCGACTCTGACGGAGTCGTCAAAAAAACAGACGGGACCGCCGCCGGAGTCTTTGAATTCGGATACGCCGGAATTGCTGACAAGATCAAAGTGTCGGTAACGCCTTCCGCCGCAACACCGCTCGCGATCCTCGCGACAAAGGGACATTTCCGCCTGTCCCCGCCCGCGCGGTAAGGAGTCGCCCATGCTGGAAGTCAGAAGGGAACTCGTGACCGCGCCGGAGCCGGTCATAACATCGGAGCGGCTCGCAGCACACCTGCGCCTCTCCGATGATTCCGAAGGTCCGGAGCTTTCCGCATACATTGCGGCTGCAACGGATGCCGTGCAAGGCTACTTGAAGCGTCCGGTCCCTCCGCAAACATGGCGCTTCTACTGGCCGGAATCGGCAGACAAAACGGAAATCGGTTTTTCCCCGGTCATTGAGATTCTCGATACTTCCAGTGTGGGCGGCTTCACGGTTCAGACGGCGCGGGTCGGATTCGATCCGGTCCCGCCGTCCCTGATCCTCGCAATCAAACTGTTGGCGGCGGACTTCTATGAACATCGCCACGCACAAACCGAAATCAATTTGCAGGAGAACCGCTCTTACTGGTTCCTCCTCGCCAATTACAAGCAGGAGTTTGCGTACTGATGGAAGCGGGAGAACTGCGTCACCGGCTGGTGATCGAAGCGCCGGAATACACAAGGAACAACGATGGGGAAGCCGTCATTACCTGGACGCCGATCCATACCGTATGGGGGAAGATCACGCCGATCGGCGGGCAGGAAAAACTTTTGGCGGAGAGCCTGAAAAGCGCTCTTACCCATAATATCTTGCTGCGCCGCGTGAATTGTCTTGCGGCCAACATGCGGATCCGGTTCGGCTGCCGGATTTTTGAGATTGTTGAAATCAAGGACGATCCGACGTTCGCAGTTTCGCAACTGCTGAAAGTGTCGGAAGTCCTTCCGGAGGTGAATAATGGCGAGTGCAATCAACAATAATCAGTGGATTCGCGTTGTCGGAGCAAAGGAGATTCAGATGAATCTGGCGAATCTCGCCGATCCGAAAACAATGGAAAAGAAAGTTTTGAAGCCCGCAATCCGCAAAGGGTTGCGCGTGATCCTGAAAACAGCGAAGAAGAAAGTTCCGGAAAAGACAGGGACTTTGAAAAAATCGCTCGGTGTTGGCTTCAAAAAGAAAACAATGATCGGCAGAGTTGGCGTAAAGCAGAAATCCGCAGTCGTTATCAACGGGAAAAATGTTGATCCGGCAAAATACGCACATCTCGTTGAGTTCGGAACGAAAACCGCTCCTGCACACCCGTTTTTGCGTCCGGCATTGGAAGAGAGCCGGGAAGCCGCGTTCGCTGCAATCTCGGAGGAAGCAAAGAAGAAATTCGCTGAAATAAAACCAGGAGTATTGTGATGAATCTGCGGCGCGCCTTGATTAAATATCTCACCGATCACGGTATTCCCAACGTCTACACGATGCCGGTTCCACCGAGCATTGAGATGCCGTACGCTGTTCTGACGCTCGTTTACTGCACACCGAATCAGGATAGCTTGACGGATACAGACAGCGCAGAATGGCAGTGGCAGGTTGACGTCTACGCTAGAAGTTGTGAGGAAGCGGACGTACTGAGTACGGCGTTGATCGCCGCGCTGAACCGTCCCGGCGAATGGCCGGAGATCGGCGGCAAAAAAGCAAGCTATTGCCGGATGGATTCGTTCGCCGACTTGACAGAACTGGAACAGGACGGATCGGAACGCCGGACCGTCCGTTATGAATTGGAATTCAAAATTATCATCTGAAGGAGAAACAGACATGGCAGGAAAAAAATTTGACGGGAACGGGACAACAATCAAAGGAGCGGCGGAATTCACTGCCGGCATCAACTCCATCGGAGTCCCCGGATGGTCGAAAACGGAAATCGACGACTCGGATTTGGCGAACGTAGATGTTATGACCGCAATTCTCGCAACGCTGAGGAAGTATAACGCGGCAACATTCAATATTGATTTCGCCGCCGCGGGGCAGCTGGCATCCGAGGAGGGAAATCAGGAATGGACCATCACATTCCCCAAGAGCAAGGGAACGCTGACATTCTGGGGACAAATCCAGGCGGTTGCGGACTCCAGTTTCGTTAATAACGAGAGCCCGACCCGTGATGTGACGATCACTCTTACGAATCTGAACGCCACGGGCGTGGAAACGAAACCCGTTCTGACGATCAGCGGAGGCGCATGATGACATTCAAGGAACAGTTTATCGCGTCCGCTGCGATCCGGGAAAAGACTTTTGAAGTAGCGTTCAACGGCGCTACGCTAAAAGGGATTGTCCGGATTCATCCGGCAAAAAAGTACCGGGAAATCATGAGCGAACTGGCTGAAAAAGGTCTTGCCGTTCTTCAGGAGCAGTTTCTGAACGCAGAAGACCGCTCGCCAATGTTCGGCGAGCAGGATATAGACGATGTCCTTCCGGATTCGCTGATCTGCGATCTTTACGCGGAATTCGTCAAGGCGAATACTGGAAACGATCCACGGAAACCCAAAAAGGGGGAGTAACACGCGGGGCGAGCGGAGCGCCAGACCGCCTCGCATGGTTCCAACTTGCGGAGATCATGGGGATATGGGATATTGACTATCTCGAATCAGTCTGCCCGTATTCCCTGCTCCATGAATGGCAGGATTATCTGCTCTTTGCAGCCCGATGCCGGAACGGGGAAATCGAAGCGGATCAGATCACGGAGATTTCCGAACACGATTTGATGATGGGGCTTGCCGGAGCCCTCGGCGCAGAGATCCGGTATGTTTAGGAGTTCCCGATAGGGGAGCTCCTTTTTCATTTGATTTTTTCTGAAAATGCGGCTATATTTACCGCATGCAAAAGAAGAAATACATCATCCTGATAATCGTTATTCTGCTGTTATCGGCAGTGGGATTCGCGTTCTGGCATCATCGGGTCCACCAATACGACGGTTTGTTCTGGCTCAACCGCCGTTCCGGGGTGCTGCACAACCACACCTGCAAGCATTTCAAGAACCGTCAACCGGAGGAACTCTCACCGTGGAAAGACATTGAGAGTTTCCAGTATCGCAACTGCCGGATGTGTAAAGGCGACAGAATCCGGCAGAAGTAGACAAGATCAGATTTCCCGCCCACACGCCGGGCAGAAATAGCGGTTCCTGCAAACGATCAGATATATTAATCCTGGCAGAATTCCGATACACAGTAATAAGAAGAGGCAACCCAATGAGCCTCCTCGAACTTTTACAGCTCCATCATATCCGCAACTGCACCGAACATTCTTTTTTGCAAAACCAACCAAAATAAGCAGGATTCCGGGCAATAAGAGCAACCCGGAACCCGTTCTAACATATTGATTTTCGATATCGCTCAACAGAAGCAATATCGTAGGGATAACCATTGCAAAACCGATGTACGCAGCTGTTATTGTCGGATAATATGTTTCGGGGATTTTTGGGACGATAGTTGCCGGAGTCGGTGGCTTTACTGTTTTTACACGTTGCGTTTCGGGGATTTTTGGGACGACAGTTGTTGAAGTAGGCGTATTTACAGTTTTTGCGTCTGCGTTGGCTACCAGATATTCCCCGCAATACCTGCATTTTTTCGCAGAAATAAGAATCTTTTCTCCGCACATCGGGCATCTTTTTTGTGCTTCTTCCGCAATAAATTTTGTCCCGCAAGCGCATTCGACTTTATGCCCGATATAAGTTTCGTCTATATTGTACTCCTGACCACAAGATGGGCACATTATTTTTATCGTATTGCTTTCTGTTTTTGGCGCAACCATTTTCTTTTCCTTTTGATGGATATTTAGCCGAAAATGATCTTTTCGCAGACGAGGAGTATCCGGATGCTTCGGGCGAATCAACGAATATTCAACGTTATAATATTCGTTCTCGTCGTCAATAATCAGAGAAACAGGCATTGCCACGAGGTCTGAAAAATCCAAATCTCCGCATTCAATATCATCTGCGATCTGCTGAGCGGTATCTCTATCAACATAGCCTATATGGTAACCGCCAAGTAGAATCTTTACTGCATTTTCGTCGTATTCATTTTCCGGTTCCTGCCGTAGAATCATTACCGGATTTCTCATTTCCAAGGCTTTGCGCAAATCCTGAATACGATATTTTACGCCGGCAACATCCAAAGAGCATTCGTTATCATCGTACCAAACATATCCGCTTGGTTTTTTGAAATTTAAATTAATTTCCATGATTTCTCCTGTTTTGTTTTAAAATATATCCAAAGTCAAAAAAATCAAATTTTTTTTGTTTTCCTGCTTGGGACTCTTCTACGTTGTCGGGATATTGACATTTTGCGCATACTATAAAACATAGGAGTTTGGTATGGCAACAAAGAATCTGGGAACTCTCGCCGTTTACCTGACAGGCAACAAAACGCAACTTGACCGGACGCTTAAAAGTGCCGCAAAAGGCATTGATAATTTCAAAGGATTTGCGCTGAAAGCCACTGGCGCGCTTGGCTTGGCGTTCTCTTTTACAGCGGCGATTCAGGGCCTCAACAACCTGAAAAACGAGATGGACAAAATCGGAAAAGCCGCGACCAATTTCGGCGTTGCAACCGGATTTTTCCAAGAGTTGGAATACGCGGCCCAACGCACGGGAACTCCGATTGAACAGGTCCAAGCCGGTTTTGCCAAAATCAAAAAACTGGCGGGTGATGCCGCAGCAGGAAAAGGAGAAGCTCAAGGGATTCTGCAAATGCTCGGACTGGATGAAAACGCAGTCCGCAACATGAGTCCGGAAAAGCTCTTCAATTCCGTAAATTCGGCAATCATGGGATTGGATGAGAAAATGCGCTCCAGTGTAGGAGCGAAAATCTACGGGGAACAATTCGAGAAGATGAACAATTTTCTGCGTGATTATGTTGCGCTTGGAGAAGAAGCCAAAGACCGTGGACTCATCATCAGCGACGACGAAATAAAAAATGCTGAAGCTCTGAATGATGCGATTCTGAATCTTGAACGTTCTATCCGTTCTCTCGTTGCGAACTCCGGCTTTACGTCATGGCTGGCGGAAATCGCTGAAGGACTTGACGAATTGATTAACAGGAAGTCCGAAAAAAGAGCGGAAAAAGAAGGGATTGTCGTTGAAGATACAGAACCATGGTGGAAGACTATCGGAAGAGCGGGTCTCCGCTATACTCCCCTCGGGCTTGCAAACGGAGCCTTCTCGATAGGAACATCTATTGGAAGCGCAATCACCGGGAACGGTAATAAATATGCGACTAGTATTGATGAACTTATTTACGGGAAAAGAGTAAATGACTATAAAATCTCTTCCGAAGCTGCCACCAATCCGCAGGAGCAACAACGGAATTCCGCTCTTGTGAAAATCAAAGAAAATGCACTTATTGCTCTTGCCGTCGCAAAAGAAGCGGATGAATCAATTAAAGCCAAATTGAAAGAAGCCGGAGACGCTAAAAACGTATTTACCGCGCAGGAAATTACCAAAGCTGCCGGAGAGATCGCCCAAAAAGCAAAAGCCCGTATCAATGCGTTGCAACAAGCATCGGATGATCTTCGGCGAAAGAATAGAATTTTCGGCAATCGTCAGGAATTCGGGGAAGCGACGGACATATTACGTAATTCTTCCCGCGGCATTAGATCATCGGAAGCGGACAGCAATTCCCTACTTGATAAGATTCTGAAAGCTAGGCAGGAAGAAATGAAAGAACAAAACAAAGCGGAGGAAGAGTGGCGCAAAACCGAAGCCCGACGACAGAAATCCATCGAGCAGGAGCAAGGGAACTTTGAGCGCGAAATGCGCTATAAATACCTTGAGCTTGCGGGCAATGGCGAACAGGCGCAAATCGAACGGTACATCAACCAGTTGGACGATAAATACAACTCGCAATTCGGACGCGGGCTGACAGATGAGGAAAAGAGTTCATTTATGGCACAAAAGAAACTGCTGATGGATTTGGACAGATCGTCCGAATCTCTCCGGACGCTGTTCAATGGCAACGCTCTGGCGGAAACGATGCAAAAGGGAAGTCTAGAGGTTTACCGGCTTCAAGCGAAAATAAAAGACCCGGCAAGAGAAGAGCAGCTGAAACTCGCGAGGGAAAACGCAGACGCGGCGAAACGCGCCGCAGCCGCCGTTGAAATCATGGCGCAGAAAACCGTAGGAATTCAGGCAGCCAATATCGGTTCAGTTATAGGAGCTTAACTATGGAATATTCACTGTCAGTAACGCAGAACGGAACGAACCTTACGTTCTCGGAATCGTATAAATTCTATTCTCTGAAGACGATCCTTGACATGATGAACGCGACCGATCCGGCACGGGAGGTCGTGACGGATTCGCGCGGAAAGCCGATCCGGAAACTCTATTCCATCTATAAGGATGGCGTTGATACGAATTCAAGTGTCAATCTGTATCTTTATAATATTCAATGGAAACCGGTCGATGGCTACACCTGGACCGCAAGTTATACATATTCTCCGCAGAATCAACAGTTCGTGAATAAGGAATCGCAGAAAAAGCCGTGGGATCGAAAGCCGGATTTCAGGAAAGTCCCCGCTGAAATAACGATCCCGATGGAGAAATGCTACAAGGAGGGAGATGCTCTCGGTAAGCCGACCCGGAATATCGCGCTTCCGAACGGTCGCCCGTTCTCCACGCCGCCGATGCTTAACATCAACGCGGAGCGATTCCAGATCACATGGTGGACCAGACGGGTGAACGGAACAGCATTCGACGAATGCCGCTTTTCCCTGAATGCGGGAAAAATCCGTATTGATGAATTCGAGTACAGCCGTGGCGCTCTGCTGATGGAGAGCTGTTTCTATTCGCCGCTTTACGATACAGATGACACGGTATATTATCAGTGTGAGGCTTCAATACTTTATCGGCAGGATGGGCACAATTTCAAACCACTGTATGCGGATTATCAGGCAATATTCGGCGGGAAATGTCTTCACATCCAGCAGGACCCCGACAGCGGGGAATACGGTTCATGGCCATCAGACACCAAAAAACCGAAAGTGACAGACCCCGTTCCATTGAATGAAGACGGGACCTTGCTTGTAACCAACCCGAACGAAAACAAAGAGTGGATATTCGGTGACTTTCAAATCTATCCGGCGGTTGACTGGACGCCGCTCGGCATTCCAAAGGTGAAAGGAGTGTTTCAGGGATGAGTGAACTTTTCGGACTGACAAAAAACGACAGGAACCGTCTGCAATATATATCCGACCATTTCCCGCGCCGGCAATCTTCCGGAGTCGGAGCCAACCGCCACCGCGCGAACTATGCGGAAGCGGAACCCGGCGATTACAACGGTATGTTCCGTGTCGTCTTGACGAATCAGGACGGCAACTGGACGCTTTCCGTTACCGGACCGTGGGAGGGGGTCTCCGGCTACGGCTATATCAATGGTTTAGCCGTAGCGTGGGGGACTTTCGAGAACGCGACTCCATACGAAGGCTTCCTGTGCCTTGTAGCTAGAATTGACAAGACCACCGCATTTACATTCCGGAACGGAATCCCTGACATGCCGAATGCCGAAAAAGGGAAAGAAGAGGAAGCGGAGGCTTTTTATCCGATCGCGAAAATAGACAAGACAACTGACGATGACGGGAAAGAGACATACAGCGTTATTCAGCTCTCCCGGTATGAGTTCCCACAGTTGTGGATCGGCGGAGAATGCGACAGTTCGGAAGGTGAACAATGATCCGAATATTCAGAAATGCAAAAGAATTGTTGATATACGACCGGGAGCATGACCGGTTCCAGATCATGCCATGCGATAAATGCAAGTGCAGCTGTGATGATTATCTGAGGTCATATAATCTGTTTTCGCTTGTTCATTATTACGCTTATGGGGTAACAACGAAGCGCGGAACGAAGTTCAACTCCTGCGATATCACGTTCAACGGGGAATCGTTCCGCCTGTTCGTGAGCGATACAGCTTATAATGATTTTGTTTTCTGGGGTAAATCATGGTATTCTCCGGAGAGACCGGATGAGAAAAAGCTCTACAAGAAAGCGAAACAAGGAGATGTTTGCGACTCGCCATTCTATACGGATGTTACATTTGTCTCCGACACTTTGGAAAACAAGCCGCTCCGTATCGCGACGCTTTATATCCGTATCGAATACGAAAACGTGCCTAAAGAGTACAGCCTGGACAAATCGACCTGCGGCCATGGTGCAAAAACAAAGGCGTATCGAAACACGCTGACAGTTGCCGCCACCATTCAGCAGCGTTCTGCTGACAGCTATCGCTATAATACCGTTGCATCCTGCAAATTACAGCAGCAGAACCTGACGGCGGAGCCTCTGTTACTGAATCCGGAAGCGGGAATCGTTAAAGGAATTCCGTTCAAATGGGACGTTGAGAATCTTGATTTAACGGTTGAGAAAGACCCGTATCAGGATTGGGTGGACAGTCGCGAGAACCCGGAATACTGGACAACCGGAGATTTAGATTTGATTCAGTCGCCTGACTGGTACGATGTTCTGACATGGATCGGCGATTGCAACGTTAATCAGTTCAATTTCAACGCCGGGTTGCGAGTCTCCCTGAGTGGCGAGACTGGCGCATCCATCAATTCCTTTTCTTTTGAGGATACCGAAATCGGAATTGTGACATATCTTGATCCGGCCGCGCCGGAATGGTGCGCAGGGGATGGAGAACCTCCACCGCCACCGCCTCCTGATTCGCCGCCGGATGATCCGGATGATCCGGAACCACCGGAGCCGTCCGATCCGCCGCAGCCGCCGAATCCGGATGATCCGGATGACCCGAACCCGCCGGCTCCTCCAGCCGATCCCGGAGAACCTGACGCGCCGGATCCCGGAGAGCCAGGTTCGCCTGATCCGGAGCCATCCGAGCCATCCGAGCCATCAGAACCTCCGCCGGATGATCCTTTGCCACCGAAGCCGAACAACCCGGACCATCCATCATTTCCTGATCCGGAAGAACCGGACGATCCGGAGCCGCCTGACCCCGGCGATAAAGGAGCCCGGTGTACCTGGCTTTTCCAATCCAAATACGAAAATGGCAAATGGTCAGAACCGGAAGTCGTAAGATCGCTCGGATGTCAAACCGGACTGACAATCTTCGACAACGAATGGGTATACGACTCATACTGTGGAGCCGAAACGAAAGCGGTAACGACTTCGGAGATCGGCTGCGTTCTCGGCAAGTGCTACAGCTATAATGACTATGGACAGCTTGTAGAGGTTGACTGCTGCACCAAATTGAATCCGCCGCAGCCGAATCCGCCAAACAAGTATCCGATGAATTTTTCTCTGATGATTGATACCGCACATCTCTATCCGTTCATCTCGTTGCATTCCGAACAATATGATGAAGTCGTGCACACAGAGACCGATTCGGAAGGCAATACTTACGAATGGTATGAAAGTGAATATGTCGGAGACGGAGCATCCATTCGTGTCTATGAATCGTACTACGGCAACGAGCGACCGGCATTGCGTCAGCGGTGGATGATTCCCGTCACAACCTATTCGTATGAGTCAGGCGGTCAGATCATCACGGCAAAACGCGGACCATCCTGCTCCCGCTATTCGTCTGAACTTCCGTCACAGGCAACCGCCGCAGGCAATGCTGCCCGGTCGCTTCTCCTTAACCCGGACTCCTATGACTGGGCAAGCCAGACAACGAACCATTGGAACTGGGATGTCCATGGATGTTCATATCAAAGCGATGAACAAGAATGCGAATACGGAACCCGTTATCATGACTGTTATAACGGCTCTTACGCCGTCCATTCATGGTATGGCAGGCTTATCAGATTAACGCTATCCCGGAATGCGAACACACCGCTGAACGCGGTCGGCGTTGAATTCCTCGTTCAAAAAAAAGAAACTGTGGCGGGACGTCGGACCGGAGAGCCATATTCAATCGTTCAGGAGACCGAAGAGGTGTGGCGGATAATGTTCGGAGAAGAAAAGAATTTTGAGCCGGCGACCGAATATGACATGGTACATATCGTTGATCCGCCGGAATGTTCCGAAGACTGTTACAAGTATCCGGATGGAGCCTGCCTGGATTGGTTCGACAAGTTTGAGGGATATGCTCCGGGATGCTGCGAACGGGCAGGAGCATTCGGTTATTATTGCGAAGACAATACCGGATCCCTCTGGACGGGGAAAACTGAACATTGGTTCAACTTCAAATTGAAGGCAACCGGCTATATTCTTGAGTCCGGTTCATCCGCGGCACAGAACACAGCAGCCGCGATCTCGAAGTCGGCGCTTTTGGATTTTTCGGTTCCGCTTGAGTATGACAACTTTTTGAAAAACATAGAAAATGAATTAAAAGAGGAGAATTGAACATGGCATGTTCCTGCACCCAAAACAAAACTGTCCGTCCTGTGGAAACTTGTATCTTCTGCGGCAATAAACATATCACCACCGCTGTGGCGATCCGGCCGGCTGATCCGGTGAGCATCACAAACAGTTATGTCATTGGGCAGATCGCCTGCGCCGCAAAACACTATAACACGAATTTTCCGGAAATGAATGCAAAATGCGTGGCACTGATTGACAGAATCTATTCGCATGAAGATTACAGTAAAGAACTTGACGAACTTCACTCTTCCGCATGGCAGCTTGTTCTGGAGAACCAGAAAAATAAAACGGAGTATTTATATCGGGCAGTCGTCGATCCGCTTCCCGATTCGGCTGATTACCGGGCTTCCTGCACGAGACTTGCCACGGCGAAAGCTCTTTATGAACTCGAAATTGGTTACCAGTCCGTCAATAAATCATACGCGATGGGCGAGCTGATCGCTGCCGCATGGCATCTGCAACGGCTGGATAGAATGCTTGCGTTCCGATGCCGGAGTATCTGGCTGAAAATCGAAAAATTACAGGAATGCAATAGAGAGCTTGATTCACTGATTGAAACAGTATGGGAACGCTGTTGATAATTCTCTGCGTTGACATTCTCCACAACTATATAAACGGGAGAATGTATGAATACTCAACAGATTTTTATGCGCTTGGACGGGGTGATTGGAACGAGAGTTACCCCATCGAATCAGCAGGATACGACTTCAATTTCTCTTGCGAAAGGGATGGAAGTCGTATTGTCTTTTTCCATCTTTTCCGGAGACACAGCGGATTCGCTGATACCCGGTTCAACATTGGCGGAATACGCCGCGTGGGAATTCGTTCTGAATGACAAATTCGACCCGAATCCCGTTGAATTGCGTTCCACCAGCATCACGATTAATCAGGCCAATAACAGCATAGACGTTTACATTTCGGACACGAATACGGTCGAACTCTCCGAATGGCTTGGAGAAACGGACAGTAAGATAATCGGTTTCGCTCTGGAAGGTACTCGAACGGGGAAAACTAAACCCGACCTGATTCTCCAGTCAACAATGGTTATTTATAATCGGCGCAATTCCGCCGGAGAGCCGACCGAAAATCCGGACAATTACTATACGAAGACAGTTCTTAACGCGATTCTTTCCGCAGGTGATGAATATGAATTTTCTGTGGACGGAGAAACTGATTGGCATTCTACTCAAGCAGACGGCGACAAATATATGCGCTCCCGCAACAAAGAAATCGCTGGAGACTGGTCTGACGCATTGAAGATTCCGGCGGGAACTCCGGGCAAAGCCGGAACAAATGGCACAAGCAGTTACCTCTATATTGCTTACGCTTCGGATGCCGCCGGAAAGGGGTTTTCGCTTATCCCGTCCGACTCTCTTCCGTATCGCGCGGAGATCGTATCAGAGACGGAAATAACGACACCGACCGCCGCTGATTTCGCTGGTAAATGGGTCCGGTTCGTCGGGCAGGACGGAACCGCCGGAGCGGGGTTCAATACACCAATCACTCCGGTGTCTGATGCGGATGCAGTAACGCCGGAAACAGGTAAAATAACACCGTATATCCGTCAGAACGGGGATAATTACGAACTAGCCGGAAAGAAGCCGGACGGAGAGACTGTTGTAATTGGAGGTTCTTCTGGTCAGTCAATCATAATTGACTTCGCAACAGTATCTTCCGTCAACGAAGGCGATACAACATGCAGCGTGATTTTGAATTCGACATCGGAAACTGTTGAATCTGTTGCATACGATTTTGCGGCAGCAACAACGGAGTGATTTTTTATGCTGTATATCGATAAAAAGACTCCGGCAACCGGACAGAAAGGCATCGTAATGGACAAC